GAACACCACGTCGTAGAGACGACCGATTTCACCAAGCATGAAGTTGCCGGGGGCGGCGTACTTGGTGACTTCGATGAACTCTGGCCAGTCGCGGAGGCTACGGGCCTGTGATGGGTGGACGAAGCACACGTAGGTGTCGCCAAGGCGGGGGATGTTCTGACCAGCGAGGACCTCAACAGCATCCTTGATGGAGGCTGGGCTGAGGTAACCGGGGGCGCTGGCTGAACCAAGGGTGCCTGCGTCGTAGGGGCTGATTGCGCCGCGGGTTGTGGCTGCGGTGCGACCGAACACTACGCTTGGGGCAACGGCAGAACCGCCACCGAAGGGGACGCCATTGGCGTAAAGGGTGTTACGAGCCTGGATGTCCATGCTCTGGGCCATGTGACGACCGAGGAGACGTGAGGCTGAAGCCATGACGTCATCGAAAGCTGCGTTAAGGAGCAGCTCGGTGACGGCTACGGCCTGGCCGTGTTCCGAAACGGTGATCTGGATCTGGCTAGCTGAAAGAGCCACTGGCTCCATACGTACACCTTCGGTGAGGGTTGCACCGGTGCTCTCGTTTACTGAGAGGTTGTTGTAACGCATGAAGTTGATGGTGAGACCTGGCATAACGCCAAGCTCGGTCTTCTTTACAGCAAACTGCTCGAACCGAAGTACGGGCATGGCCTGGAAAAGGATTTCCTTTGACCAGATCTGCTGAATTGCGGGTGAAAGGGTTGCGTCACTGGAGTAGCCGGTAGTAGTAATGCTAGCTAGGCCGGCTCCGGTAATCGCACCTCCTGCGGGGGCGGGTAATGCCATGGTGTTATCCTCCGATGGATAGGGTTATTGGTTTGATTGTTAGAACCGGCCTCGTGGAGTCCGGGCACTTAGTAGTCTGTCACGCATCTTTACGTATTGATCCATCGGCATATTGCGGATGTCATCCGCGGTCAACGTTTGGTACTCCTGCTGATTCTCCAGTGGTCCAGTTGGGGGAGCCGTTACCGGAGCCCCCTTCGGACGGGTCGGTTGACTCGCCCGCTGGATTGATTCGATTATAGCATTACTCCGCTCACGAAGTACAGCAATGCTATTTTCGATCTCATCTTCGGTATTACCCGAGACTAAATCCCGAAGTTCGGGAATAATTGTCTCCTGCTCGTCCTGAAGTCGCCGCTGGCGGTAGGACTCCAACTGCTGGAGATAGCGTTCCTTGTCGAGAAGGGCTTCCTGGGCTTGGCGCTGGGCGTCTAGCTCGGCAAACTTCTTGCCCCACTCTTCCTCTACCTGGTTAATGCGCTGGTTGAACTCATCCTCACGCTTAGACAAAAGCTCCTTAGCACTGAGCTCTTCGACCTCGCGCTGGCGGAGGATCTCTGCCTCCTTACGGGCGCGCTCCTCGGCCTCTTTGATGGCCTTTTCACGCTCGCTGCTTAAAATGTTCAACTGCTCTTCCATGGCCTTAACTCGGCCATCTGCGTCTTCGAGACGCTTGTACATTTTATCCTTTTCCTGCTGACGAATCTTGTGTACTTCTTCCTCAGAAAAAAGACGCTGCTGTTCGGCCTTCAGATTTTCCTCCTGCGGTGAGGGTTCAATGGGTACCTGAATACCGTCTTCAAATGTTTGCTTTGCCATATCTATACCTCTGTTGTTGGGCTTATATTAACTTGGTTAATGCGTCGGTTTTATTCTTCGTCTGGCACACGACGCTGGGCGAACCTAGCTCCGTAAGCCTTTGCAACTATGTTGTTAATCATACCCTCAGCTGGACCCCCAACTGCTTGGGTGCCAGGGAGCGGACCGTTACCGGCCTGAGGACCTCCTGCATTTGTTACATTAGCACCTCCGGCTGGTACCGTGCTGGTACTTCCATCGGGGCCTGGTAGCAAACCTGTTGCGAGCATAACAGCTTGATTGATTTGGGCTCTAAGCATGTCCAAAGCACCTTGGTCAATGGCGTCATCTCGCAGTTCTTCAAAGATTTCCCCGAGCTTCTCTCGTGGGAACTCCTCACCGAGGGCGCGTAGCGCGCCTTCCTTGGACTCAAGACCCAGGGCCATCTTGGCCTGGACTTCATTGAGTTTGATAAGGACATCTACTGGTAGAGGTTCTGGCCAGTGAATCTGTGTCTTATAGGTCAGTGGGTCAGTGGGGTCTAGTTGAGGCAAGTTATCCTGCTCCGGTGGTTCACCGAGCATGGGGTTGTACATCAACGACTCTGGTTCAAATACAACGGCGGTGCGAATTACTAATTCGTTTACCTTTTCAAGACCCTTTGTAAAATGGATTCGCTTCATGTGGAAGCGATTCATCATTGGCTGGTACTGAATGGCTAGTGCAACGCCAGATGTGTTGGACACTGGTTGGAACTGGCCGAGTGCTGTTTCGGGAACACCAGTTATTTCATGCATTGAACGCTTAAGGAAGGAGATGTACTCAAGTGCTCCAGCCATCTCACCACGTGATTCCAGGTTGAACACGCTGGCATCCTTAGGCAGACCTGCCCAGACTTTCTTAGGACCGCGCTCTAGTTGGCTGGCTTTTGCACCGGTGATAATCGTTACCGGGGCGGCGTGGTAGTTAATGATGTCTGATATTTCAGTCATCTTCTCATTCAACTCACGGTTAAGTGGAATGATGTCCCAGATATCAGACTGGCCCCAAGGCGAAGAAGAAATCGTCATATTGGGGATGTGTACAACTGGGATCTGACCAATTGGGTTTGGGTATTGGTCAATCAGTTCGTCGTTGATGTACTGTTCGATCAAATCGTCAGTAAGTATTTCAGTAAAGGTGTATACCTGACGAGTGCCTTCTGGTGAGGTGCCCCAGAACCGGTACTTCAACTTAAACCGAATAATGCGGTCGCGGTCATGCGGGTGGTACTCGGGGAAGCAATGCGACGGGTTCAACGGGATAATGCGGATGCGCCCGTTGTGTGGGATACCTAGCGGGTCTACGAATGGCTCCTCATAAGCAACCTTTACAAAGCAGTCTCCAGTCACGCTGGCTAACTGGCCCATTTCCCAAAGCACATAATGCTTTGAGTTATCTTGTTCCCAAACCTTTTGCAGAAGGTGTGGAATAACTGCCTGATTCTGTGAGGGAACCTGCCACTGAACACCCTTACCAAAACAGAAGTTAGTAATGTAGTCCGACATTGTTCGGACGTAGTTCATTGTGATGTTCTGCTCACCCATCTCGCGGCGGTATGACCAGTGGTGACCTAGGTACCATGCCCAACATGTCGAGTAGCGGTTCAGTCGGGGACCGTGTACTTCAAACTCTTCATCCGCAAGTTCGACAAGGCCCAAAGGTGAAATAGCGACCGTGAGGTCGCTGGACGAGGCTCTATAACTTGGTGACCAGAAATCAATCGGCATGTATCGTTACCTGCTTCGCCGTTTCTTATTCCCCATGATAGCAGGGTTATCGAGGTAGGTGATCTTTTTAACCATGCCAGAGGGGATGTGGATCACGTTACTGTAGATATTTGCTTTGTCCCTAAAGACGCAGTATGTCGAAGTTAGGGTTATGTATCCTTCAAACTCAGTTGGCCATACCCAGCCTATTGTTACTGGAATAGCTGGGTCTGGCTTGTACTCATCACCAAATACCCACGTGTCATCCCCATCGAATGCGTCGACCCATTCAACTATCGCTGCTCGGGCTAGGGGTTCTTGGTGCATAGGAGAATGATACCCTGGATCTAGTTTACTTAGTACCGTATAATTTGCCACGGAAAAAGGCTTCTCCTCCATGAAACGGTACCTGCTCATACCAGAACGGTCCATCATTAGGTGTAAATGTTACAACACCGATTCCTTGCTGCCAGTCCTCTACAACGGTCATTGGGCGGCCATCAAGATCCAGCCCTCCCTTAGTGCTTGGAACCGTACCGTCGCAGCGGGCTAACGTACCAGGGGATGCGGCCATGACAGTTTTGGGGCCATCCCAGTCTGACCTGGACCGCTCAGCCCATTCGCGCCTGTGAATGTGCCCGTAGAGGACGCTGGTTTTCTCTGTACTGAGGTACGCGTGCGCTGTGGAACCGTTGCTGCGTACCTTTGTCCCGTGGATAACACGGAGCCTTTGGTTGATCCAGAATTGGCCAGCCGGGTAGCCTGGTACAAACTCAACGCCAAACTCGTCAAAACGACAAAGGTAAGGAATGCTGAGTACGGGCCAGCTATCTGGCGTATTGCCCTTACGGAGAGCGAACGCAGACTTCGCATTGTCGATAACATAGTTAACCAGCCTCTCCTCGTGGTTACCGGAAAGCCATACGATCCTGGCATGGGGGGCCGCTGCGCGGAGCTGTGCGCACAGGGTCGTCGCACGGTCAATAGAGGCCTGAGTTGTTAGGGCGTAGGCACTACTTAGACGGTACTTTCCAAACTCTGGAAGATCCAGATTGTCACCGACAAGGACCAGTAGATCAGGCTTGACGTCCTTTACGATTGCTAAGGCGATATCAATCGCTTCCTCGTCATGTGTAGCTTCCAGTTCCCCTTCACGGTTACGGAAGTAACCGATTTGCATGTCAGGAAGAACGACACATGTCTGGTAATCCCCAGTTGGTTTTGGTGAGGATTTAACCGTTGGAAGTTTTACTGCTGGTCCCGGCTGTACTACAGGCCATTGTGGGCCCGATTCAAATGCCGGACTGAACTGGATGCCTAGGAGATCGTGGATCTCCGCTTCTCCCTCCTCATTTTTAGTGAGTGACTGGTAGAGGGAAACTCGCTTAACTGCACCGATCTCATCGATCTCGATATCGTTACGCTTAAGCAACTCGGCAATTTTTCCAAGTGCGTACTTGGAGTTTCCAAGATCCTTAGCCAGATCACTCACACCGGCACCTCTTTGCTACGTGTCTTGAAACCGTACTTGAACTGATGTCGTATCCGTGCTTACGAAGAACTCCAGTAAGCCATTGTGCCGAATACACCTTTGATCTTCCAGAACCTGCATCTTCTCGGATCATTTCAACGGCACGCTCTAAAGCCTGAGCTTCATCTGCGCCCATCTGTTGCATGATCTTAGTTAGCCCACAATCCGTTTTAGGACCGTTACTAACCGGAGATGTCAGGTCATCTAGAAGAGATGGTACCTGCTCCATTTAATGCTCCTGTTTGTGTTGCAGTTAAGCAGCTTTGCCGCTCTTTGAAGTATAGCCGTTCTTGCTCTTGTTTGTGCGTGTTATTTGCGTGTCTAGCTTATTAATGAGACGAACTAGGATCTCTTCATCCTCGTAGCCACGAACTGGGACTCTGGACAAGTAGTCACGAATTAGTCGTAGTTCGTTAACA